TGCGCCTGCACCTGCACCTGCACCTGCACCCTCGTTCCACGCATCGCGCACCGTCTTCAACTTGGTGCGGGATAACCCCGGCATCGAGCGCGATGAGTGCATGGCGAAGGCAGTCAAGCTCGGCGTGGCGCCGGGGTCGGCATCGTCCCTCGTGGCGCAGTTCGTGACGGCAGGCATCTTCGAGTATCGGCAAGGTGGGCTGTTCGCCAAGGTGACTGAGTATGAGTCCCCGTCCACGGTGATCCGACGGCTGCGACGTGAGGCGGAGGAAAAAGCCGAGGCCCAGCGCAAGGCTGAGATCACTGCCAAACGTCTTGCCACACGAATGGCCAACAAGAGCCTGCGGGAGAAGCCCGCCAAGCCCGCGCCCGCCCCTGCCCCTGCCCCTGCCCCTGCCCCTGTGGCTGTGCCTGACCCCGTGGTTGTGGCCACGTTCGACCCCTCTGAGATCGTCGAGTCGCTGACCCTGCGCCAAGCGCGTGCGGTGTATGACGAACTCAAGAAAATCTTCGGATAATGGGGACCAACATGAACGACATCAAAGTGCAGAGCACCGCCATCCCCCGCATCCCTGTGGGCCATCCCGACTACAAGTGGTCGAGCGGCGCTGACGTGCAGGCCACATGGCACAAGCACACTGGCTGGACGCCCCCGTCTGGCCGCTGGATCAAACCTATTCAGGACGAGCCTGCCCGCCTGTTTGGAGGTGTGCGATGACCGACCTTGAGAAAGCAGCACAGCAGCAGGAGCCGGTGGCGTGGAAAGACAGAACCTACGGAAACCTGCACCACCAAAACTTTGGCAACTCGATCCCCCTCTACACATCCCCACCAACAAGCAAGCCTTGGGTGGGGCTGACGGACGTAGAGATTGCCCGAGTTGTCAGCCTTGCCGGTTTTGCGCCCGATTGGGCTGAGGCAAACATCGCAACTCAGATTGTCCGTGTTTGCCAAGACATGCTGAAGGAGAAGAACGCATGAGCAAACTCAAATCATTGACCATCCCAAACCATCACAAGGTGAACGCAAAGGCCATCCTGAATGAAGCTATTGACGAGGAACCGGACACGGCAATCGTGCTTTGCTTTTGGCTGGATCGCGGGCAGTTCAAGATTAAAACATCTTCCGTGCCAGACCGATTGATGCTGATTGGGGCGCTGGAAGAGGCAAAGAACAAAATCATTATGGATGGGTACGCACCATGAACCGAGAAGACACCACCCGTATTGCACGGGAAACAGGGGTCGAGTGGCTTATGCACAATCAGTTTTACAAAGACCACCTGCAACGTTTCGCCGACCTTGTCGTCGCAGAGCACGCCGACAAGCTGTACGAGGCGGGCTGGAACAGCGCGCTGGAGATGGCTGCGGTCCGTCTGCAAAACGATTTCAAACGGTCGTTTGGCGAGGATACGTTGGCAAGCATTGCCGTCTACATCAAGGAGATGAAGAAGTGAGTAAAGTCGAATTCAAAGTAACCCCGCGCCGAGCGCGCAAGGTCAACGCCATGTCTTTCGCGCACCTCATGCGCCTGCTCATGGAGGGCACCCGAACTTCTCGGGAACTTGCTGCTGAGACTGGCTTGCATCCGCTGACCGTCTACGACTACACTGCGTATCTGCGCAAGTACCATGTCGTGCACATCTGCACTTGGGAGGGCGAGGGGCGCAGCGCGCAGCGCGTGTTCATGCTGGGCGATCTGCCCGATGCCCCTCGACCCAAGAAGTCCCGCAAGCAAATCCATGACGAGTACCGCGCACGCAAGAGCATGCAGAACGTCCTCAAACGAATGGCAGGAACGACCGATGAGAACAGGCGCGATCAGCAAGATACGGACGCTGTTACGGAGCAAGCCTGATGGGCTCTCTGTCCGAGAAGTTGCCGAGATCGTCGGGTGCGAGGAAGCGAACACAGGGCGCTACCTCCGCCAAATGCCTGACGCCTACATCGACCGCTGGGACTGGCTCTACAACCACAACGGGCACAAGTACTGGTACGCCGTGTGGTGCGTTGTCCAAGTCCCAGACGATTGCCCTCATCCAACAAGGAAAGTGGTGGCCGTTCGACCGGGTAGACCCCGCGATCTTGCAAGAGATGCACCGTCGAGCCGTGCGCGGGAACACAACGACTGACGAAACAGAGGACGCATTATGGTGAACGACGACAAAAAAGCTGACGACATCCAAGTGGGTGGCCAGCACTACAAAGACATGGGCATCCAGCCTTGGGCCGTGATGGAAGCCGTGCTCACACACGAGGAGTTCGTTGGGTTCCTCAAGGGCAACGTGATTAAGTACGCCATGCGCCAAGGCAAGAAGGACAGTGACGACGCGAACAAGGCCCGTCACTACGCGCTCAAGCTGACCGAATTACAGAACATGAACGGCTGAGATCGTGGTTGACCAACGCCTGCAAGCCCGGTAGATGCGAACAGGTTTTGGCAGTGTGGGGTTCTCGGCCCGCAGTTTTATCCCCACACTATCTCCATGCAGCGGCGGGGGCGCTGAATCTACCCATCCCCCATCTTTTACAGGAGCACCCAGTGGCAGCAACACCAGAAGCAAAAGTCAAGAAACAGATCAGGGCCATGCTCGACGCGCATGGCGTGTACTACGCGATGCCAATCGGTAGTGGGTTTGGCAACAGCGGCGTCCCGGACTTCCTGTGCTGCGTCAAAGGGCGCTTCCTTGCCATCGAGGCCAAGGCCAACGGCGGCAAGCCCACTGCACTACAACTCGCAAATTTGGAGAAGATAACCACATGTCAAGGTATCTCGCGCGTGATCGACGAGCACTCGCTGCTCGCACTCAAAAACTTGTTGGCGGACTTAACCTCAGAGGATTGACCATGAACCCCGAACTGCTGCGGCAATGTGAAGCCGCTATGGAAAAAGACATTGCGGAAATGACCGACGAAGAAAAGGAACACTTCATCAAGTTGCTGCCGCTCATCACGAACTGCTACCGCAAGGGGAGCAAGATGCGCGGCGTGCTGTTGCTGTCGGACGAGACGCAAGGCGCGATGGTGACGATCAACTGCGACAACTTTGAGGCCATGGGCGTGATCCACACGGTCGCCCCCATCATGCAGGAACGTACTATGCAGAACATGCCCACACCGGAGTTTATGAATTGAGCGCACCATTTGACCGCATCCTCACCGTTGACTTCGAGACGCGTTGGGACAGCGCAGAGTACACACTGTCGAAGATGACCACGGAGGAATACATCCGTGACCCGCGTTTCAAGGCGTTCGGCTGCTGCTTCCACGAGCTTGGCAGTGACGAGCCGGTCGTGTGGGTGGGCCACCGCCACCTGCCAAAATACTTCGACAGCATCGACTGGAGCCGCACTGCTGTGCTGGCGCACAATGCCCAGTTCGATGTCGCCATCATGTCGTGGCGCTACGGCGTCAAGCCTGCCTTCATCTTCGACTCGCTGTCCATGGCGCGGGCCGTGCGTGGGGTGGAGGTGGGCAACTCGCTGGCAAAGCTGGCCAAGGAGTTCGAGCTGCCCGAGAAGGGGCGTGCTGTGCACAGCACGGACGGACTGCAAGAGCTCAACGGCACCATCGAGCGCGAGCTGGCCGAGTATTGCAAGCACGATGTGTTCTTGTGTGAAGAAGTTTTCAAGAGATTGAACGTCGGCTACCCCAAGTCGGAGCTGCGCCTGATCGACATGACGCTGCGGATGTACACAAACCCGCTGCTCGAACTCGACAACGAGATGCTGGAGGATGCGCTGACCGACGAGCGTGAGAAGCGCGAGGGACTGCTGCGCCGCATCGGTGTGGACGAGGCGGAGTTTGCGTCGAACCAGCGCTTTGCGGAAATCCTCACCAGCTTCGGTGTCAGCGCGCCGATGAAGCGCAGCAAGACCACCGGCAAGCAGACGCTGGCGCTGGCCAAGAACGATGCGCTGTTCCAAGCTCTGCTCCACGGTGACAACGAGGACATCGCTGCACTGTGCGAGGCGCGGCTGAAAGTCAAGTCCACCACCGAGCGCACCCGTGCGCAACGTTTCCTCGACATCTCTAAGAGAGGCGCACTGCCCGTCCCCTTGAGCTACTACGGCGCGAAGTCTGGCCGCTGGACGGCATCCAAGGGCTCGGCCATCAACATGCAGAACCTCAAGCGCGGGTCGTTCCTGCGCAAGGCGATCATGGCCCCCGAGGGTCACATGATTGTGGTGGGGGACTTGTCGCAGATCGAGCCGCGTGTGCTGGCGTGGCTGTCCGACTATGAGGACATGCTGCTGATCTTCCGGCAGGGCGGCGACCCCTACGCTGCGTTCGGCTCGCAGATGTTCAACATCCCGGGCATGACCAAGGACTCGCACCCTGACCTGCGCCAGTCGGCCAAGTCGGCGTTGCTCGGCTGCGGGTACGGGCTGGGGTGGGCGGCGTTTGCTGCACAACTTCTTGTGGGCTTCCTCGGTGCCCCGCCTGTGCGCTACGACAAAGCGTTTGCCAAGAAGCTGGGCGTCAACTCGATCTACATCCAGAAGTTCTTGGACAACCCGGACAACTACAAGAAGCTGCTGGAGATACCGCACACCTGCACCCTTGAGGAGCTGCTGATCCACTGCGTTGCGGCCAAGAAGATCATCGACATCTACCGCTCGACGGCGTGGCCGGTGGTGGCCTTCTGGGACTTGATGGGCAGCATGCTGACCAGAGCCCTTGCAGGCGGCGAGGAGGTGGTGTATAAATGTCTCACCTTCCGCAAGGGGGAGATCGAGCTGCCCAACGGCATGCGTCTGCTGTACCCTGATCTACGTCAGGTCAAGGACGAGGAGACCGGCCAGTTGCAGTGGGTGTACGGCGAGGATGCCACCAAGCTGTACCCGGGCAAGATCACCAACAACGTGACGCAGGCGCTGGCCCGCATCGTGATGACGGATGGGATGCTGCGAGTGGACAAGAGATTGCCAGTTGCAGGGACGGTGCACGACGAGCTGATCGCCATTGCACCGCAGGAGGAAGCTGAGAACGCGAAGACTTGGGTCTTGGCGCAGATGACGCTGCCTCCGAAGTACATGCCGGGGATTCCTCTGGCCGCTGACGGTGGCGTTCACCGTAGATACGGTCTCGCAAAGAACTGAACATGTTTGACCAGATCATTGATTACGCAATGCCTTTGATGAAAGCCGAGTCGGCGCTGAAGAACGCTTACAGCCACCTTCTCCACAACGAATTTGAGAAAGCCTCCGTTGAGCTCATCAACGCAATCGTCGAAACCAAGATGGCCATCAACGCCGTCAATCACCTGAAGGAGAACAACCATGCAGCTACCCTCAACCATCAAGGTGGGTAAACGAAGCTACACCGTCAAGCAACCGCTTGCCATGCGCGGCGCAGCGCAGCGCGGCCTGATCGAGTACAGCAAGACCACCATCTCTGTCGCGCAATACTGCAACGTCACGAACCGCAAGTACCCGCCGAAGGAGCGCGGGGAAATCTTCTGGCACGAGCTGACGCACGCCATCTTGGCCGACATGAACAGCCCGCTCTACGACAACGAGGAGTTTGTGGAGGCGTTCTCAAAGAGGCTCAACGATGCAATCCACTCAGCCCGCTTCGACGCTTGACGACGACGCCATCCTTGCCTTGCTGCGCTTTGCAAACTGGGAGGTGACGCAAGACCCGGAGGACCTTGACTGGTACATCCGACCGCCGTCCGAGACGTACATCGGATGCTCAGCTTTCACCAATCTGCAAGACGCCCTCGACTACTTCTGCTTGTATCAACGCCTCTACAACAAATGAAAAAACCAGCTTGGTCACACTCATCGCTCAAAGATTTCGAGGGCTGCGCTCGACGCTACCACGAGGTCAAGGTGCTCAAGAAGTACCCCTTCCAAGAGACCGACGCCACGCGCTACGGCAATCAGGTGCACGAGTCGCTTGAGCTGTACGTTCGTGATGGCAAGCCCATCCCGCCCGAGCACGCGCAGTTCAAGGGCGTGGTGGACAGCCTGCTCAAGAAACCCGGGCGCAAGCTGGCCGAGTATGAGATGGCGCTGACTGCCGACCTCAAGCCTGTTGGGTGGAAAGACCCCAGCGTCTGGGTGCGCGGCATTGCTGACTTGCTGATCGTTGATGACGACAACTTCACGGCGTGGGTCATTGACTACAAGACCGGCAACGACAAGTACCCTGACCGAGACCAGCTCGTCCTGATGTCGATCATGGTGTTTGAACACTTCCCGCACATCCGCAAGGTCAATAGCGCGCTGCTGTTCATCGTCAAGAACAGCATGGTCAAGATGCAGATGATGCGCGATGCCAAGGACGCGGCGTGGTGGCGCTATCGTGAGCGCACGGCCATGCTGGAGAACTGTTTTGCCACCGACGTGTGGAACCCCAACCAAACCCCGCTCTGCAAATGGTGCCAAGTCACCGGCTGCGAGTTCAACCCCAAGCACTGAGGAGCACACCATGCCCTACGCCAACATGAAAGACCGGGACACTTACCCCGCATACGACCAGAAGCCCGAGGTCAAGAAGCGCCGTGCGGCACGCAACAAAGCCCGCGCCATGCTCATGCGCGAGGGCGTGGTCAAGAAGGGTGACGGCAAAGACGTTGACCACAAGAAGCCGCTGTCCAAGGGCGGCACCACCACGCGCAGCAACCTGCGGGTCAAGAGCGCCAGCGCCAACCGCACGTATGACCGCAACAAAGACCATTCGGTGAAGTGATGTCTATTATTGCCACAAACACATTTCTGGGTCAGGCCCAGACCGTATCCGGCGCCAGTCTGCAAAACCATTACCCATCCCAGACCGTAGAGCCGGTAATCCGCCTGCGCGATCTGGAGACGGAGGTGTTTGCCATACCGGTGTACACGCTCACAAACTTGTGGCTGGCAAAGTATGGCAACGAGTGGGTGGCGCTGGCTGACTTGCACGACGACGAGTTTTTCCACTACGCATACGCACGGCTGCGATCGCTTGGTCAGCTTGAGACACACTTCCTGACCGACCGCGCCAAATACGTTTGCAGAAAGCCCCTGTAATGCAGATCGTTGAGAACAAAGCGCTGATCCTGCGGACACGCAACCCGCACAAATACAGCGTGATACCCAAGCACAAAGTGCTGTCAGAGAGCAATGGCACGTATGAGATCGCCGTCTACTGGGGTCTCGACGAGGCGCGAGTTCTGCGCAACCTTGGCGTCAAGCACGCGCCATCGCCAATCACCAAGCGGTACGACTGGCCCGGCAGGTTCACGCCGATGCAGCACCAAGTGGAGACCGCCAGTTTCCTCACGCTGTATCGCAGAGCCTTCTGCTTCAACGACCCGGGCACCGGCAAGACGCTCAGCGCCTTGTGGGCAGCGGACTACCTGATAAAGCGTGGAGATGTGCGGCGTGTGTTGATCCTGTGCCCGCTGTCGATCATGAAGTCGGCGTGGATGGATGACCTCAATCACAGCATCATCCACCGCTCAGCGGTTGTGTGTCACCACGCCAAGGCATCCCGGCGCATCGAGATGATCCAGCAGGACTACGAGTTCGTCATCGCCAACTACGACGGCTTGCCGCTGATCGCTCCCGAGATCATCAACGATGGGCGGTTCGATCTCATCATCGTTGACGAGGCCAACGCCTACAAGAACCCGAGCACACGGCGCTGGAAGGCGCTGGCCAGCATCATCAAGCCGACGACCTACCTGTGGATGATGACGGGCACCCCGGCCTCGCAGTCGCCTGTGGATGCGTATGGCCTTGCCAAGCTGGTCAACCCCAACGGCGTGCCCAAGTTCTTCACAGCGTGGCGCGACAAGGTGATGAACAAGGTCACCATGTTCAAGTGGGCCCCCAAGACGGACGCCACGGCCACCGTGTTCTCGGCACTTCAGCCAGCAATACGTTTCACAAAAGCACAGTGCCTTGACCTGCCGCCTGTCGTGACGCTGACACGCGAGGTGCCGATGACGGCGCAGCAGAACAAGTATTACAAGATGCTCAAGGAGCAGTTGCTGGTGCGTGCTGCGGGCGAGACGATCAGCGCCGTGAACGCTGGTGTTGCGGTGAACAAGCTGCTGCAAATTTCCTGCGGTGCGGCCTACACGGACGACAAGGAGGTGGTGGAGTTCGACGCTGCCCCGCGCCTTGGCGTGCTCGACGAGATTCTGGAGGAGACCAGCCGCAAGGTCATCATCTTCGCGCTGTTCCGCTCCAGCATCGACACCATCTTGCTGCACCTGCAAAAGCAAGGCGTGGTGGCCGACGCCATCCATGGCGATGTCTCAGCAACAAAGCGTGCCAAGATCATCTCGGACTTCCAGACGCAGCCCAACCCTCGGGTGCTGGTCATGCAGCCCGCTGCCACGGCGCACGGCATCACGCTCACTGCGGCGGATACGGTGGTGTTCTACGGCCCGCTGATGAGCGTCGAGCAATACATCCAGTGCATTGCGCGGGCCGACCGCAAGGGGCAGGACTCGGACAAAGTGACGGTGGTGCACATCGAGTCGAGCCCCATCGAGCGCAAGCTGTTCAAGGCCATGAGTACCAAAGTCAGCGACAACGCGCTGCTGGTCGGCCTGTTCGACAGCGAGATAAAAAATTCTTGAAGAAAGGAGTTGCAATCCCAAAAATTCGCAGTAAGATGTCCAACCCTAGACAACAACGGAGAGCCTAGATGACCAACGAACTGGACGACGAGCCGGTACAAGAAGATACCGAGCAGTCGCAAAAGCAAGATATGGCCGCGATCCCCATGGATAAGCTGGCCAAGGTATACCGCAAGATGCAGACGCGCATCCAAGAGTTGACCGCAGAGTACGACTCGAAGATCGAAGACATCAAGCGGCAGCAAGACGCCGTTAAGAACGCGCTCAAAGATCAGATGCTCGTCATGGGTGTCAGCTCTGTGCGTACCGACAACGGCACGGTGGTACTCTCGACCAAGACGAGATACCACACACAAGACTGGGACTCTTTCAAGGAGTTCATCAAAGACCACGACGCCATCGACCTGTTGGAGAAGCGTATTGCGCAGTCCAACATGGCGCAGTTTCTTGATGAGAACCCCGGCGTAGTGCCCCCCGGTCTGAACTCCAGCACGGAATACGCCATTTCCGTTCGCAAAGTAAAGTAACCCAAGGAGAAAGTCATGAGCAATGTAGCTCTGTTCAACCCTGCTCAAGTCCCCGATTTCGTCAAGCGCCGGGGCGGTCTGTCTGAAGTTGCCAAAGCGCTGGCTGGCGGTGCTGGTGGCGGCAAGCGCATCAGCATCAAGGGCGGCGTGTTCCGCCTCATCAACGGTGGCAAAGAAGTTGCAGCCATCGACGAGCGCCATCTGGACGTGGTGATCGTGAACGCCGCGCCCACCGTGAACCGCGTGTTCTACCTCAAGAAGTACGACGGTGAGGCCGCTCCCAGCGCCCCCGACTGCTGGTCGGCTGACGGCGAGACCCCGAGCCCGGACAGCACCCACAAGCAGGCCAGCCGTTGCAGCGAGTGCTCGCAGAACATCGCCGGGTCGGGCCAAGGCAACAGCCGTGCCTGCCGCTACCAGCAACGTGTTGCTGTGGTGTTGGCCAACGATGTCGAGGGCGACGTGCTCCAGTTGGCACTGCCCGCCACGTCGATCTTCGGCAAGGAAGACGGCGACAACCGCCCGCTCAAGGCCTACGCCTCGTGGCTGGCCGCGCAGAACATCGACCCCACCGATGTTGTCACCCGCATGCGCTTCGACACCAAGGCCGAGAGCCCGAAGCTGTTCTTCAAGGCCATGCGCTTCCTGACCGACGAGGAGTATGAGACCGCGCAGACCCAAGGCAAGAGCGACGACGCCATCAAGGCGATCACCATGACGGTGGCCAAGATGGACAACGTGTCGGCTCCGGCACCGGTGGAAATCCCCGGCAAGCGCCCGGCCAAGGCTGTGCAGGAGGAGGCTGAGGAAGACGAAGCCCCGCCGCCCCCGCCCAAGGCCAAGAAGACCGCCAAGGCCAAAGCCGAGCCCGCGCCTGAGCCGGTCGAGGAAGCCGAGGAGCCGGTCGTGCGCAAGGAAGAAAAGAAGCCTTCCCCCGTGCCGCAGGGCAAGTCCAATCTCGCCGCCATGGTCGACGACTGGGACGACGAGTAAGAAGTTCGGGCCGAAAGCGGATGCTGTGTAGCACCGTCACGGTCGTCGACGCACAGACGCAGCGAGTAGGCCCACCCCTCAATCTAGGAGAAACACATGTACGAAATCGAAAAAGGTATCCCCCTGCCCACCAACACCCGCAACAGCAAGTATCCCTACAAGGACATGCAGGTCGGGGACTCGTTCTTGATCCCGTCCCATCCGGACGACGCGGCTGATCTGCTCAAGCGCATGCGCAACAGCATGTTCGCGGCGGGCAAGCGCCATGGCATCAAGCTGACCGCAGCCATCGACGACGAAGGCGGTGTGCGGGTCTGGCGTAAGGCTTAAGAAAGGTTACGGGGGCCCAGTGCCCCCGAACACAGCATGGCGTACTCTGACCAGATCAAGCTGACGGTGAAGACCTCCCCCAAGACGCTGGGCAATCAGCTCGGGCGCTGGGCGGTGCACCTCGACTTTCCTGTGACGAAGATTTCTGAGCTGACCGGTGTGTCCCGTCAGACAATCTACAACTGGTTTGCAGGCGGCGAAGTGTTCGTTGCGTACCGACCGTTGGTCACAAACCTCATCAAAATTTTGCAGTCCTCGGGAACAGCCGAGGAGGCGTGGAGAAAAGCATGCAAGGAATTCGGCCTCAACAACTGACCGATGAAGAACTCGTCCGGTACGCCCGCTTGCTCACGCAGTTGCCGCCCGACTGGGCGGAGGAGCTGCTCAAGCGCTTTGAAGCAAAGCTCGACGACAATAAGTGACCGGGGACCTGTATGACACCGCTGGATTTTTTGGCGGCAGTTCTGCCTGCGCAGGGGCATGGCTATTACTGCGCGGTGGAACTGAGCACAACAAGGAAGGAGCACAGGTTCGCGGAGGACTTGGCTGACCTTCAACCCTTCGTCACAAAATGGGACAGCGAGAACAAGGACATCTACTTTGCGCTGGCGACGTTCGAGACGATGCCCAAGCGCACGGCGGAAAACGCCCGCTTTCTGAAGTCTTTCTTCATCGACATGGACGGCTACGCCTCCAAGAAGGAAGCGGGTCTGGCGCTCCAGACGTTCCTCGACAAGAGCGGGCTGGGCGAGCTGGGCTCCCCATGGATCGTCAGTTCTGGCGGCGGTCTGCACGTTTACTGGCCGCTGACGCACGAGCTGCCAGTGGAGATTTGGAAACCTGTTGCAGAGAACTTGAAGCGTCTGTGCAAGCAGGAGGGGCTGGCCATCGACATGACGGTGACAGCCGACGCAGCGCGAGTGCTGCGCATACCGGGGACACGCAACCACAAGAAGAAGTACAACCTCCCACGCAACGTCACCGTGCTGGCCACGGGTGACACCTTCGAGTTCTCCGCTCTCTCCCCGTTGATCCACGACAAGCTGCGCGCTGAGGATCACGCCCCCAAGTTCTCCGCCATCCCCGGCGTGCGCCCAACGCGCAGTCCCAACGCTACCCAGATCAAGCTCATGCAGAACAGCGTCACGCTGTTCGAGAACATCTACGACGCCACCACCAGCGGCCAAGGCTGCGCCCAGCTCAAGGCGTACATCGACAACCCCAAGGAAGATGGTCTTGAGCCGATCTGGCGCGGTATGCTTTCATGGACGAAGGTGTGCGATGACGGCGACGAGTGGTCATCGTGGCTGAGCGCCCTGCACCCATACCCTGAGTCGCGCATGCGACAGAAGCTGGCCGAGATCAAGGGGCCCTATCCCTGCGTCAAGATGGACAGCGAGAACCCGGGCATCTGCTCCAAGTGCCCGCACTTCGGCAAGATCACCAACCCCCTGAGCCTTGGCCGGGAGATCAAGACTGACAACACCGAGAAGGTCATTGACCTGACACCTGTACAGGAACTTGTACAGGAAGACGAGCTTTGGGAGCCCGAAGCCGACGAGCAGGGCGAGCAGCTGGAGCTGGACAACGGCGGCCAGAAAGTCGTCAGGCCCAAGCCTCCGCGTGGGTACAGCTACGGCACCAACGGCGGTGTGTATTGCGACCGCATGATCGAGAACGAGGACGGCTCCAAGACCAAGAAGCCCGTGCAGATTCTTGCGTACGATTTGTTTGTCGTTGACATGCTCAAGCAGGAGTCCGACCACCTCGTGCACCTCGTGGCCACCCGACCCGATGGCGTGAAGAACATCACCATGCCCAGCAAGTGCGTGGTGTCCAAGGACGAGACGGTCAAGTTTTTGGCCAGCCAGAACGTCATTGCCAGCTACGGCAAGGGCAACGATGTGAACCTGTTCGACTACGTGCGGGCGTGTGTGGAGGAGGCCTCGCTCAACAAGAAGGCGATCGACGTGCCGCTCCAGTGCGGCTGGCAGAAGGACGGCTCGTTCGTCTACAACTACCGCGTGTTCACCAAGGACGGGCGCGAGATCACAGTGCCCATGCCGGGGCTGGAGAACATCAACAAGAACACCACCAGCAAGGGCACGCTCGACGGCTGGCGCAAGTTCTGGGACTTGATGATTGAGCGCCGGATGTACACCATGCTGGCCATGTGCCTCGACAGCTTCGGCTGCTCGCTGTACCAGTTCTCGGACTACGAGGGGTTCGTCTGGCACATCGGCTCCACCGAGTCGGGCACCGGCAAGTCGCTCACGCTCAGCGCCAAGGCTGGCGTATGGGGGCACCCGATCCACTACCGCACGGGCAAGGGCACCTCACCGGTGGCCATGCAGCAACGCGCTGGCCTGCTCAACAGCCTGCCGCTGCTGATCGACGAGATCACGTCCAAGCAACGCAACGATCTGGAGTGGGCACCGGCCTTCATCTTCGACCTCACCGAAGGTCAGGGCAAGGAGCGCATGGAGTCCGGCTCCAACAAAGAGCGCATCAACAACAGCGTGTGGAAGCTGTCGTGCACGATGACCTCGAACACCCACCTGACGGACTACATGTCTGGGGCACGCAAGCACAGCTCCAACGGCGAGCTGCTGCGCCTGCTGGAGTGGACGCCCAACCGCCCCTTGCAGTGGGACGCCGAGGAGCGCAAGGTTCTCAAGAACATCAAGCTCAACTACGGCGTGGCGGGGGAGGCATGGGTGCGCTGGATGGTCAAGAACCAAGACGTGTGCGCGGAGATGTGGCGCAGGGTGCACGAGAAGCTCAAGGTGACGCTGGAGTTTGACGATGACGAGCGGTACTGGCACACAGGCTGCACGGCCATCGTGTCCGCAGCCATCCTCTTGGGGCCGAACTACGCCAACATCCTGCGCGTGCCAATCAACGGCATCATCGAAGCGCTCAAGGAGTTGGTGACGCGGGCCAGAGGTGTCTTGCGGCGCAACGTGCGCACGGCTGAGGACGTGCTCAACGCCTACACCCGGGACAACTATGGCAGCTTCGTGGTGCTGTGGAAGACCGAGGCCAAGGGCCTGCTGGCAACGTGGGGCAACGGCGACACTGTGGACAAGTCGATCACGCGGGGCAAGGTCCTCGGGCGCATCGAGCACAACACGCTGACGCCGGGGTTCACGGAATACTTCATTGAGGAACAGCTTCTCAAGCAGCACTGCGTGTCGATGAGCTTCGGGTACGCCGACTTCAAGGCGCAGCTCGAAGCGCAGTTCAAGGTGACTTACACCAAGAAGGACTTGCTGTCCAAGACCAACGGTCCGGGCATGCGCGTCAACGTCATGCACATCAGTCGCCGCTCTGAGGACATCAATGAAAGTGAACTACCCGTGGTCCAGCCTAAAGCCGGGTGAGGGGTTCTTTGTTCCTGCGATCGACGTGGAGAAAGCCCGAGAGCTCGGGCTTCGCTCCGCAGTAGGACAGCGAGTGAGGGGCAAGGCCGTCATCTGCATCAAGGACGGCCTGCTCGGGGTGTGGTTCTTCAGGCCCCCTCCCTCTCCTCAAGCCGCCTCACAACCTCCATGAATCGCCGGGCTGCTTGCAGCTTGGCGTCCTCCAGCGTGTCGATGCGCGCACGCTTGGCGTCCCCGGTCATGTCCGAGCGCTCCTGCACCCGTCGAATCTCGGTGTTGATGCGCCCGACAAGCTGACGGTACTGGCCTGCGGCAGTGGCTGCACCAAGCCGCGCCATGTTCTCTTGCTTGTACTCGGTGGCTTCCTCGCGCCGACCTTCCTTGAGCATGGTGCTCAGCGTGGTGCGTGCCTGCATGGCGTCTTCTGCCAGCCGTGCCACGGCTTCCGAGTCTGCGCCGCCAATGCGCTTCTGGAACGCGGTGCCGATGAACGGCATGTCGCTCATGCGCCCTGTCGGACGCTCGCCTTGGTCAGCACCTGCAAACATCTCGTTGGCACCTGCGGCGATCGCCAACGGCATCGACCCCAGATAGCCGCGCACCAAGTGCTCGATCTGCACAGGAGACAACACCGGGAACGCCTCGCTGATGCGCTTGGCCAGCTCAGTCGTGGTCGTGTTGTACCGCTGCTCGGTGTCGAGGTTCTTCATCCGCAGCGACTCGATCGGAGCGCCAGTCAGGAAGTTCTTGTTGGTGAACACCTCGAACGCAGGCTTGACGATCTGCGGCACACCCATCGACGTGTAGCCCGGGACCGATTGCAGGAACATATCGCGCAGAGCGGTCAACTGGTCCTTCGTGCGAACTTCACCCATCATGCCGTCAACAGCCGCCACAGCCAGCGAGAAGAAGTAACCCGCTTCGTACGGGATCGGCAGCTTGACCGGCTCGTCCACGCCCGGCAGATGCAGGAAGAAGTTGGTGTACCGATCACGCGGGCGAGCGTTCTTGTAGTACTCGTCGTCCTGCATGGCCATGGTGTACACAAGACCGAGGCTGACAAGGAACGCGGCGTTGGTGAAGAACTTCTTCTTGATCCGCTGCGACTCCTCAAACGGCATCTTGCCGGTGGCCGCTTTGTACAGCACGTTCAGGCCTTGAATCTGCGCGTTCAGGAACGGGATCAGGCGGTTGGCGTACTGCACGGTGGGCGACAAACCTCGCTTGTAGAAGTTCATCGACTCCATGGTCATCATGTCGGCCTCGACCTCCGACAGGCCGTTGGCAATCGCGTTGTCGTAGACAAGCGCCCGGGTAGCGGCATCAGCGCGCAGCGCGGTGCGGTCCAGCGCATCGAAGATTTTGCGGTACAGCGGAGCCTCACGGTTCTGCACGATGCGGCGGGCCATGTCGCCAATGTCGTCCACATCTCCCGAGAAGATGTTGCTCTGAATCAGGCCTTTCTCCAGCAGCTTTGCCTGCGTCTGGCTGTTGCCTGCCGACATGCGCACAAACTCGCGGCCAGCCTTGGCAACAGCGCGCATGGGGCCGTAGTTCAGACCGCCAGTGAACGCTGCGGCCATCGGGTCGCGGAACAGCTGCCGGGCAATGTACATGGGCATGCGCGTCACGCCTGCGCGCAGCAGGTCCGACGCAGCACCGGCAAGCTTGAGGAACTCAGGCAGCGGCAGGTGCGCACCTTCAAGGCTCTTGACCAGCAGCTCAGACGGAACGCCTTCTGCCAGCGTGTCGCTGGTGTCGACGATCACATGGCGCTTGCCGGTGTCGCTGGGGTCGTTGGGGTCAGGCTCTTGGTTGAACCGGATCACGTCCGCGCCAGCGCGACCGTCGCCCTTTTTGATGACCATCTTCTTGGACGAGCGGCCAATCTCTTGCAGAGCGTACGCCACGTTGCGCGCAGCGTAGTTGGTCAGCGCCTTGTCCATCAACAGGAACGTGTTGCGCGGGATGGCCTCATCCAGAGGCAGCAGCTTGGTCTCACCACCCTTGAGCTGGTTGAGGTACGGCTGGCGGCGGATGTCGCCAATCGTAATCATGGTGTTGCCGCCAAACACCAGCTCGGCCATGCCGTTCTCGTTGACGCGATAGAACGGAACGTAGTCGCCGTCCTTGTTCAAGCGGTTGGCCTCGGCTTTGGTGATGGCCCCGGTGCTGGCCAGGAAGTCAATCAGCCCCTTGTTGTAGGCGTTGTACTGGCGGCGCACATTCTCCAGCGCCTTCTTGAGCGGAGCGTCAGCATCAACCTCGGCCAGCACGGCGTCGATCTCAGCGTCAGTGATGCCCAGCGCGCCAATGTCGAGCTTGCTCACACCCTTGTTCTTGGCACGTTGCGCGACCATGTACATCTGCGCCACGGTTGCACGGCGCTTGGCATCGACCGGCAGCTCTGCGATTGCCTTAAACACGTCAGCAGCAGAATCACGGCCCGTCGTGCGCACGCCCGTCAGACCCTTGGCGTCTTTGTACAGCTCTGGCACACCGCTGCTCATCACCGAGTAGATGAGCGGCAGCTTCTGGTCAGCCTTGATGACGCTGTACATGCCCTGCGTGAACAGCTTGTCGTTGCCCATGCCCTTGGCACCGGCTTTGAGCGCTTCGCGGAGACCCGCACGCATATCGACGCCCTGCATCTCCGCTTCGAGCGCAATGTTCTTGCCGAGCTTTTCACGGAACGTCTTGGGCTTGCCAATCGTTTTGTCAGCCAGCGACTCCAGTGCGCTGGTGGCACCTGTCGAACGGAAGCGGGCTTCGCCTTCAGGCATCACACCGCCAGTCTGCACGTCGCCGTTGGTAACGTACCTCAGAGCGTTGGCCAGAATCTGCTGCACGTACTCTTCGCGGACAACGTCTTTGCCAAAAATCTTGCGCAGGGCGTCACGGATTTTGTCGTAGACGAATTGCAGAACAGAGCGGTCGTCCTTCTTGTTGCCCTCAGCCATCTCGGCCAGCGCTTCTTCCACCGCAACATCTTTGGACAACGTGGGCATGTCCTTGATCTTGGCGTCAGCAAGGCGGCGAACACGCGAGCTGCCTTCGTACAGGCGCTGCATGGTCTTAGAGTAGCTCGCACCAAGCACGCTCTGAAGACCGAAGTGGCCGACAGTCTCGTGCGCCAGCGTGGCAATCACTTCGTCAACCGTCGGCAGGTTGGTGGCCACCAAGTACACGGTCTTGGTCTTGGGGTCGTACACGCCGGGGATGCGCCCGATGATGCCGTCCTTGGATGCTTGGCGCAGGATGCGCACAGGCAGGCCTTTTTCGTTCTCCAGCACTTTGACGGTCGGAGCGTTTGCCCACTGCGACACAACCTTGGCCACCCAACGCTCAATGGCATCACGCGCCATACCCGGCTTGTCGCTATTTGCAATCTTGAACCGACCCTCTTCGCCAAACTCAAAGTCGTCAGCTTCTTCAAACGACTCGGCAAGACCGGACCTCGGCGCTTTTGCAGTCATCTCCGTGCCAGACAAGTCGACGACCATGCCGCCGTTCTCGACAACGGCTTCAAGCTGCGCACGATCCGCAATCCGTTTACCAAGGATGTCCAGCACGCCCGGAAGTTCCTTGCGCAATTTGTTCAACCGCGCAGCAGTGGCAGGCTGTATGCGGTCAGGACTTTGCGCAACCACGGCTTCGAGCTGCGCAATCTCCCGTTGGATAGTGTCGCGCTGACCGATCAGACGGTTCGTCTCTTCAAGCTGCGCCTGCAAGATTTGCTGCTGCGTGCGCTCAGCCATGGCGGCAAACTCTGCTTGCAACTGCTCCGTGGTCTTGGCGTCGTTCAAGCGCTTCACAAACGCGTTGGCTTCTGCCACAGCTTGCTCAGCCTTGGGCTGCTTGACATCTCGTTTCTCGACAACAGGCGTCTTCACAGTGCCCGACTCCGCCTTGGTCTCCGCAGTTCCTGCGCGGAACTTGGCCGGAGCGGACGACTGAATGCGGGTGGCCTGCGAGACCTTGCCAAGCTGCTCAGGTTGAAGCTGCGAAATTTCCAGCAACACCTCGTTGATCTTGGTTTGCAGTTTGGCTCTTGCGTTTTTGTTGCCAGCTTTTTCGGCGGCATCGCGCTGCGTCTCCAGCTTGGCCAGTTTGGAACGAGCTTTTTTGAGCAACTGTGCACGCTCTTGCGCTTCGTCAATCTGAATTTGCAGCTCTTGCCCTGGCTTCTTTGCTCGCGTACCCGCAACTTTTTCACCAGTCTGTGCGTCAGTGCGGGTGATGCCAAGACGGTTCGAGCGCTGGGCAACAAGTGATTGCAGCTCTTTCAGGTACTCGCGCCGACGCTTCTTGCGCTCTTTTTGCGTATCTTCAGACACAGGAGCGCCAGTCTCCGGGTCCGTTGTCTTCTTAATCAGCTCGTCCTGCTTCTCGATGTTGCGCTTGAGTTTCTCAATACGTTTGTCGATGCTTTCAGTGACAGCGGCGGCAACTTCAGGGTCGTTGGAGAAAACTCGCTCGGCTTTTTCAAGAGCCGCTGCTCGCTTGGCTTTGGTCTTCTGCAACTGCTCGCCGTAGGTACGCAACGTTGCAATCCGCTTGTCAGTGGCAGCAACGTACTGCTTGAGCTTCTCTGCGTCTGCACCAAGCTTCTCCCGCACGTCACGCTCAGCGCCTTGCAAATTCTCTGTGATTTCGGTGAGCTTGTCCTGCGCAATCTGTTTGCGAACAGACAGCTCAAAGATGCCTTCGTCGTTTTCTGCAATATCTGCGTCGAGCTGCGCCTTGTCGTCGTTTGTGGCCTTGACCATCGCCAGCATCTCGCGGCGGTTCTCAAAGTCGACGCGCTCGCCGGGGATTGCGGCAAGCCTGTCGGCGCGGTCTTGAAAGTCCTCACGCTCTTTCTTGTTGCGCTGCTCTGCCGCAGAGCGCTCAGCAGGCACAAGCCCCATCGCCCATTTCTTGCCACCAATGCTGACAGTGCGCTCTTCCCCAGCGGCGGTGATCTCACCACGCTTCTGCTCGATCTGGCTGCGGATACCTGCGGCAGCGGCCCCCTCTTGCTCAGCCTCGATGTCGGCAAGCACCATCTCGCCTTCCGTGCCCTTGGTGGCATCTTTGGCCAGCGTGCGAGCCGTCTCGACTTCCTTCTTGGCTGCGGCAAGTTCTGGAGAAGCTGCACGGCGCTGCTCCAGCGCTTGGGTTTCTTCCTGCACCGCCATGCCCGTGCGCAGCATGCCGCGAGCCGCGTTGTCCAGACGGCGCTCAACTGCAAGCTGTTGCTGCTGCAAAGCCAAGTCTTGGTCAATGAAGCGCACGATGGCCACCGACGGGACGTACGGCTTGACCTGACGTTGCTGCTGTCGCAGCTCTGCAATCTGTTGGTAAATACGGCGGACAGTGCCAGAACCCTGGTCAGCCTCACCGCCAATAACCTGTTTGTTGGCGTCCAGCGCACGCTTGAGCTGCTCAGTCAGCGTCTGGATTTTGGTCTCGATTGCGTATGCGTCAGGGTTGCGCATGCGCTTGAGCGCTTCCAGCACTTTGGTCCGCGCCTCAACAATACCGGGCAGCTTCTCGCCAATCGAACCCAGCTTGTTGCGGGCTTTGAGCAGCTCTGCTTTTGCCTTGGCGACCTCGTCTGCCGCTGCCACAAAGTTGTCGTGGCCTTTCACAAACTTCGCAGTGTTGGCCGCAATGCTCTGGCTGATGCGGTCTGAGTCGGCGTTGGCTTGGTCGAACTGCGTTTGGTACTTTTCGTACTGCGTGTTGAGCGCATCGAGGTCTTTGCGTAAAGCAGTCTCAACTTCGCCCAACTTGACCTCGGCGTCTCCGACAAGCTGCATGCCGACACGGCGCTCGCTGTCGCGCACGTTGGCCAACTGCGCTTTGCGTTGCTCAATAGCGGCACGGCGTTGGCCGACAGCTGCCAGTTTTTGCTCCAGCGCGCTAATGTCCTGCGTCATGCGCGAGACGGTGTCACGCGGCATGCCCTGCGCAGCACGGGCGGCTTTGAGGTAGTCGCTGGCAAGATACCGGTCAAAGTCCTCGAACGAGTCGAACACTTCGGCCTTCTGCTGCGGCGCGTACAGTTGCGCGCCGGTGGTTTGCAACGGGCCAACGTCTTGCGGAGAGACAAAGGTTGCCTTGCCGCCCTCAACTTGTGTCTGGGCCTGCGGGGCCACCGCTTCCGGCATCAGCTCCACGCCAAGCTCTTGCTGCTGGCTGTTGTCGTACTTGCCTTCCTCGATAGCGGCAAGCTGTGCCTGCACGTCAGGGAGAAGGTTTTGCGCGGCTTGGGGCGACGTGGCTTTGCGGTTGAGCCAGTCACTGAACAGGTTCAGGCTTTCCGGCTGGTTCTGGATGGCACCGAAGTTGTCGATCACTTTTTGAAGAAGTGACTGTTCCTCGGGGGTGAAGTTGGTCAGCGTGTTGTCCCGGTTGCGTTTCTCGAACGCACGGTTGATTTGCGTGGCCAGCATCTGCGGCGACACAGTGCTCGGCACAGCCGTTCGCGTGAACGTCGGATTGGACGCGGTCGCCCCGCGCCACTTGGCGCTCAGGCTGTCGAGCGCATCCGTGATGTTGGGCATCTTGCCTTGCGCAGCTTGTTCCAGTGCAGGCAGCGCTTCTTGCTCGATCGCCGTAATGGTCTCGGGCTTGAGGCCCGGACGGACCGTCTGAATTTCGTCGACCAGCGCGGCCACCACATCTTGCGGAGACACGCCTGCTTCAGGGTCGAACATGTTGCGCAGCGTGTCGTTGCGCTGCACCTGCGCTGCCTCCAATTTAGGCACGGAGCCCAGTTTGGTTTGCAGCTCGGCAGTCTCTGTCCCAAAATCCTTGCGGCTGGTGTCCTGCGCTTCGTCTGAGATTTCCTGCTGCATCTCGCGCAGGAGGTTCATCTCCTTTACGATCTGGCGCATTTGCGTCGTCGGACGTGCGCGTCGATCGGGCCTTGCGTTCTGGGCAAGGCGGGCGGCTTTGTACTGCTCGTTGAGCTCAGCCAGCTTCTGTGCAATAGCTTCTGCACTGCTGTACGACGGGCGGTTGATGACGCCAGAACCGGTCTGGCCAAACAGATCACCTTGATCCACCGCTGTCGGCATGACCGACAGCTCCCTCGGTGCAGGGCCTTCAACCGGTGCGGGGGCTTCAGCCGGTGCAGGCGTGGCGGTCTGCACTTCGGGCGGCTTGGGCATGCTGGCCAGCGCCTCGGACAGTGCCTTGAGCACCTGCGTGTTCTTGCGCAGGTTCAGCCCCGGGATGCGGACTTGGTTGTCCACAAGCTGCTGCGCCATCTGCGGGTCAGCCATCAGGTACGGCACAAACATGGCCGGTTCCTGCACGTTCAGCGCAGAGGCTTCTTCTGG